ACATTTGCAAACTCCTTTACAAGTTTATACCACAAATCCTTATATTTAGGATCTTTTGTTTCGTTCCAAAGTCGAGCTGCTTTCTCTATCTTCTCTATCTTCATGTTTTTTTCTACCCCATGTTATTATACGATCTAAGTTATGTGCTTTTATTTTAATAACAGGACCATAAGGTCGCCACGCTTGAGCAACCAAATTAAGTTCAATTACTAAATTAGACCATTGTTTAGAAGTTATATTACTTACTTTTAAGTTTATACTTTTTTCTTTCATACTGTATATATAGGGCTTTATAGGATGTTTGTCAACGTCCTTTTCTACCTTTTCCTCTATATTTTCCCATTCTTTTTTCGTGTTTATTTCTATTCTTTTTATGACGACCCGGACGCTTTTTAGGTTTATCGCGTTTAGGTTTAGTAACTACACCAAATCTAGCTCTTTTACCCATTTTTAAACGAAGGTTTTACTTCAATACGAGTAGATTTATTTATGTGCGGCATATAACTAATTTTACCATTTATCTTTTGTTCTAAATCAGTTCCACATGTAACACATCTATATATAGTTTTATAAATAGATACGAATACACTTTCCTCTGTGCAATGTGGGCATGTGCCGTTTACAACCTGAGCTTCTACATTAAATTCTTTCAAATATTTTTCGTCCATGTTTCTCCTTCCTAGTATATTTCTTTTTATCTTTTATTATCTTCGGTGTAAAGAATTTTAAAATCTTAGCTATAGGGTTATTTCTTCTGTTTTTTTTCAAAAAATGCCTGTATGCTTTTTTATTCAAGAATTAATGATTTAATAGATTTCTCACCCATGTAGATTTCAGTCGTGGCCTTACCTTTGTAGCATTTATAAGACACAGTTTCACTATAGGTCCTCTCCGCTTCACGTTTTCCGCGTAAGCAAATTGCCATCGAGGGTTGAATACGGTGTTCTTTAATCTCTCCGTTTACAAACATCAGTAATGCAAATACACTCTCGATCAAATTTCACCCCCATTCTTACATTCGCATGTAGAACATTCACATTCTCCACTAAATTCACTAGGGGGTCCTCCCCAGTTAGAATGTTTTTCATATTCACAATGACAAGGGCATCCGCATTTTTTACATTTAATTGGTGGACTCATTAGTATTGCTTTACACCTCCATTGCCATTCTTATAATGGATTTCTCTGTTAGCATCTTTAAGTTTTTCAATGTCTAATAAAACTTTATCCATTTGTTTTCTTAAAAATTCTATATTTACTTTATTCAAGGCCATAGAGTCGATATGTTTGTTTAACTTCTCAGTGGTCTTGTATAAATCTTCGATCATCATAAATTGTTCGCTATCTGCGGGAAGAGACCCAAGTTGGCCCCGCGGCCATTTGATTCTAAACTCTGTATTCTCAGTTAAGTCTTTAGACATTAGTTCTACTGTTGTTTGAATTTTGTTTTGAGTCTCAATAATACCGAAGTAAGCCCAGGTACCGATCGCTACCATCGCGATCAACGAAGCTACCGTCTTCATAGGCATTTGAACTGCTGCTTCTTCAGAAATTTTTAAAGGTTTTGCCATTAGTTATAACTATATCCTGTGTTGCCTTGATCTAATTTTTCAAATAATTTTTTATGTTGGTCCATAATCTCTTTATCAGAGTCCTGCATGTCATCCATTTGATCTTGTAGTTTTTCAAAATATCTTTCTAGTTTTTGTACTTTGTCCATTTGTACAGCTTGAATAGTTGATAGTTCAAAAGTTCTAGATAGACTCCACCCTCCTAATGCTATTAGGAGTCCAACTAACATCGTTAAAATTTTTTCCATCATTGTTTTGGTTCCGGTAAAGGTCCTTCCAATTGTTCGTCTGTGGGCATTATAAGAGGTTTTCTGGTCCCCATATAATTTCCAGGGTTTTCTTTTATATACTCTTTTTTAAGGTTTTCCCAGTGATTTCCTTTAGGTCTTTCCAGATCTTTTTCTTTAGTAGTAGGTACAATTCCCTTACATTTAGACACTAAAAGATTAAAGTTTTGATTAAGAGCCAGACTAGGATTTCTGTTCACTTTGTTACACATTTTAAACAATTCTAATTGTTGTTTTAAATTCATGTTTTCCATCTGAAGATCTTTAAATTCTTCTGTGCAAGCATGGCCTAAATACTTTCTAAAAGTTAATCTAAGGTACTCTTCTTCATGAGTACTGCCGTCACTATAATTATAATCAGTATCTCTTTGTTGAACAGAAACATCTACTTCGCCTGTTCTACATTCTCTATAACCATTATTGAGATACTCATTACGTGCCTCAGCTAAGGTATATATAAAACATACACTAGTTATTAAGATCGCGATTAATATCTTTGATGTCATAAGAATGCTCCCTTACCGTGTTAGCTAATGTTTGGTATAAGTTTTCAGCCATCGACCATGTCGATTCAGCTGCTGCAAGTCTAGTTCTGAGATCAGATACTTTTTCTTGTTCTACTGCAATATCTCTTCTGAGATTTATAATTTCTTGTTTGTTAGCGTAAATAGTGTCGTTAAGATTAATAACGTATTTAATACCCGTAAACGATCCGAATATAACGGACGCTACTACAGGTATCATTACAAAATTTGATTTTATTACGTCTACTATTTTCATTAGGCATTAGTCCTGCTTCTTTTTTTTCTTACGCTTTTTCTTTTTCTTTTTATTTGAATCGGGTATAGAATTCCATAATTGTTCATCCATTGCTTTCTCCACCTGTGATACTTTTTCTTTAATAAGGACCATATCTTGCGACAGGGAGAACGTTCGGCTGAGCGTCCAACCTCCAAGTGCGATGAGTATAGCCAACAATGCAGTAATAATCTTATCATTCATCACATTTACATCTTTTACCTAAAATTTTTTCAATGTAATGTTTTACAAATTGTTTAATTTTTTTAATCATCTTTTTTTTCTTCAATTTCGTAGAAGAATTTATCAGTGTCTTCCGTTCTCCATTTTCGAGTGTCTTCTACATTCCACTCGGAAGTTTGAACTTTCCAGTCAGGAATTTCATCTTTAACTGTAAACGATGGAATATCCCATATTAATCTATTGTTTGGCTGTGCCGCATAGTTGCCGTTTTCTAACGCAAGTATGTGAGCGCACTTATGTTCGTGCGGAATCTCAGAATGATCTGTGTCTAGTATATTACTATCTGGGTGAGCAAAATCAACTGTAAAAAGGTACGCACCATGGTACCATTTTTTATCTTTACCAATGTATTTGCCAGATTGTCCGTCTAAGATATCATAAGAAGTAACAGCAGGGTGGTAACTAAAACAATTCCAAAGCTCCAGCTCGTCAAGTCGCATCCTAGGTATTTCTTTGACATCAAACCCTCTTTGAATAAAGGCTGAAATAGGCAATCTATAAAATATTGCACCATTTTCCATAATTGCATGAAAAAGTAACGGACGACCAGTAATGGACGAAAGCCCAAATATAATGCAGTCTTCAACTTCGCCATGATGTTTTTTAAGATCATAGAGATACTCTCTCCTGATCTGTGCATACGTCACAGGAATATTTACATTGAGATAAGCCATAGCACATTACAAAATTATAGCGCCAATAACAAAACCAATAACAAAACCAATGATGTATTCTCTATAGTATAGAGACCATACATCCCATTTTACTTTTAATTGTTTTAACATTTGTTTCATATTTCCTCCTCTTTAATATTACCCCAGTTGGGTCCGGATTCATAGTCTACTTTATTAGGAACTTCAAGAGAAACTGCGTCCTCCATTATTTCTTTTATCTTACCTGCATTGTCACTAACTGATATATCTAATTCATCATGAACTTGTATGTGTGGAGTAATTCCTTCTTTATATAATTCAATCATTGCTTTTTTTGTCATGTCAGCTGCACTCCCTTGAATTAATTTATTTAGTGCTTTGTAAGTGTAAGCACGTTTGATCCCTGGTCCGTGTTCCAAGAGCGCTGCATCATGAGGCAGGGCTTTATGAATCCCAAATTGATTTGGTTCCCATAAATGAAATCTGCAAAGTCTTCCAAGTAAAGTTCTAATTTTTCCTGAATCCTGTGCTCTTCTCATTACATTGTCCATAAGTTTTTTAACAAAGGGTACCTTCGTATGGTACTGTCTAAAAAGATCTTCGGCTTTATCTTTAGATACTCCTAGTTCAGCTTGTAATTTATTTTTACCCATACCATAGAACAGACCAAGATTTATGGTCTTAGCCTGTCCCCTCGGTATCTCTGCCATGTCTGCCACGATAGTATGGAAATCGGCATCGCCTAATTTATAGGCTTCCAATACTTCGTCCACGCCATAGAGATTCTGTAAAGCTGCATAATGCACTACCAACCTAGGCTCTTGCTGAGAATAGTCAAAACAACCCCATGTATGGCCTTCCTCAGGGATAAATAAGGACCTAATCCGTGGTCCAAGTTCCTTGTTCCGTGCTGGTATTTGCTGTAAATTTGGATTTGAGTAACTAAATCTTCCCGTCACTGTTCCACCATTATCTGATCTTAATTGGTTTATTTCAGCATGTATTCTTCCTTTGTGATTATGTTTTAATATGGTATCAATAAACGTGGTATGCGCTTTATTTATTTCACGGGCGCGGGCTATTCGTTTCACCAGTGGGTGGGGGTGATTCTGTAAAAAGTTTTTTGTAAATGATGGAGAATTTGTTTTTTCGGTTCGGTCAAATTGTAGGTGAAGTTTTTCAAAAACTTGCGCTATCGACCTCGCTGCCCATATTTGGGTATCTACTCCAGTTTCTGCTTTTACTAATTTTAAGCATTCTTTTTCTTCTGTTAGTAATTGTTCTTTTAATTGATGAGCTGCTTCAACGTCTACTCGTACTCCTAAAAAACGCATATCGATTAGGCAAGGAAAAAGTTCAGTCTCTAATTCAAAAATAGATTGTATATCTTGGTGTAAAATTTCTTTCTTTAGTTCTTGCCAAAGTTCATAAGTAAGCTCAGCATCTTTTTCTGCGTATGCACCCACGTACATAGCAGGTAGTTTATACATTTCTGCTTTAGGATCTATTCCCCATGATTTTGCTGCATCATACAAAGCTGATTCATCTTTGCCTTTACCTATATATCTTCTACTACAACTATTTAAATCATAACGCATTTGATTTTCATCTACAACTGCGGCAGCAATCATAGTATCAACAATTTTACCATTTATTTTAAGTCCTAAAGATCTAAGCCAACAAACATCATACATTGCATTGTGAAATATTTTGATAGAATCTGTGTTTAAAACTCCTTGAAACCATTTTAAAACTTTTTTCTTGTCCATGTTACCACCACCTTCATGAGCAATTGGATAGTATCCAGACCAATCTTTAACAGCGACAGCAATACCTGTAACACCTCCTCTACCAGTCACAGCACCTGATCCCATTTTTATCAGGTCAGGATCTTTGGTTTCTAAGTCAATTGCTATCTCTTTATATTTTGATAAATTTGGAAATTCTTCAGGAGGTATCCATTCAGTTTGTGGTTTAAATAAAGGCACTTGCATCATTTAAGTATCCCCCATGAATTTTTTTGAGAGATCCCGCTGGTTACTGCTTGGGGATTTTTGCCAGAACTCTCAGGATAATCTCTTTCAAGAATCATTTCTAAAAAGTGTATAGCTTTCAAAATATCTTCCTTTTTTCCTTTCAATCTGTGACGACAGATATATTTTATAGCGCATCCTTCCGGAAAAAGCAATTCATTTTCTACAACAAATTTACTTGGTTGAATTTTAAATTTTTGATAATGTGATCCTCCGTGTTGTTTATCCCAAACACTCATATTGCATTCCTTATTAATCGGTTAATATATTCTTCATGTTTTCTTTTTTTAACATGTGGCCTACGACTGTATGCTAAATCCCATGCTCTACCTTTTTCACTTTTTCTCCATTTTTTTCTAGCTCGTTTTCTACTTTCAGCATAAGGATGAATCATATATTCTCCATTGGATATGCTTTTTCATAATCTTTAGGTCTTATGATATGTAAATTTTCTTTAGTTCGTGTTGCACCTACATAAAATAATCTTGTCTCATCATCAGGATTTTTTCTGTAAGATCTATTAGTATTATTAGTAAGATCAGTTAATAAAACTACATTGGGTCTTTCGCCACCCTTAACACTATGTATAGTAGATAAATGAATTCTTGGATTAGTTTTTAAATTCTCCCCATTTCTACGCATACTTCTAATGTAGTTTTTTCTTCTAAAGTTTAAGTCATCAAATGCTTCATACCAAACTCCATCAGTTTTTAATCCGTAATCTTTTAGCTGAGAAAAATTATAATAACTTTCTTTAGCCATTCCTTTAAGCTTTAATTTATTTGCATGTTGGGGAGTCATATAGCTATATATTCTTTCTATTTGTTTATAATTTAAAGGAGTTCCTTTTCTTGCTAATTCCCAATCTGCTGCAGCTTCAGCTGCATCTTTTTCTGGCATTATTTTAAATCTGTTTTCAAAATACCAGCCACGTTCTCTCATTTCTTCTTCTATATTATCTAACATATGACGTGTTCGAGATAGTACATACCACTCTCCGGATGACATATCTAAATCTTTTATATCATCGTGAAATTTTAATGACCCCTGATGATCTCTTGGTGCCCATTCTTTATATCTTCTTGTAGATACACGTTTAATAATACCTAACGCAAAGTCATGTATTGCTCTTGGTATTCTTCTTGATTGTGTAAGATTTAAAAGTTTTCCTGTTTGTGCAATGAAAGAATCTACATCAGCACCGGCCCATCTAAATATTGCTTGATCATCATCACCTGCAATAAAAGAATCTTCTGTATTATTCCAGATAGTTTTAGCCATATCCCATTGTATTAATGAAAGATCTTGTGCTTCATCAATAAACACAACATCAAATTTAGGACATTTATCTGATTTAATAAACTCTGTTATCATATCATTATAATCTTTAATATTTCTT